CAACACTTTTTAACTTCAAGTTGTCTTTGACAATTATATTCTTTTTGGGTTTAGTACATTTATTTATATTATTTACAATTTTGTTTAAACTTTCTCCATTTTTCAATCTATTCAAGTATTCAAGTTTTTGTTTTGAAGATAAATGTTTTCTTGTTTTCATGTGATTGATTAATTTAAACTTATTGGAACGTGTATGTTTAGATGCTTCTATTTCATTTTTTGTATACAACTTTTTATACCATGGGTGTGTGAGTGGTTTTCGTGTCGCGGGGGATGGTGGATGATTTGTCATTTTTGAGTTTAGATATTTTTTTAAACCCGAAACATTATACACTGTTCTTGGAGCACTATTGGATGGGAGGTTATTTGGTATATACACAGCGCGTTTCTTTGGTATTTTTTTTAGTTTTGTATCTGTAAAATTCTTATTATAAACACTAGAAATCTTTGACTTGTTAATAGTCATATATATATATCCTGTATATTTTTTTATAAGATAATAGTAGAAATGAAAGAACCAAAACCACTTGCTAAAAAAATAACGAATAAAATGACCACTACAAACCTCGCGAAATATAAGAGACTCATGAAAGAATGGGTTAAGACAGGAGAAGATATGATAAAGGCTCAGGGTAAATCCACTAATTATTCACGAGCCTTAGACAAGATGAAGAACCCAACCGCTGCCCAAAAGAAAAAGGAACTCAGTCTCATTGACAAGGGTTTCAAAGCTGAATTAAAAGCCTTCAAAAAGTCCGATGAGTATTACGCGTATAAGAAGAAAATGGAAAAGGTCTATACGAAACAGTAAACACAACGTGTCTGTTGAAATCCATTAAATGTAGAAGCAGCAGCAATTGTATAGGCTCCAAAGTTCTCAACGTATACCCATTCACCAATTGCTAAATCTGGAAGTTGACAGTTCTCAGCGATCACGTCAATGGAATCACACGTCGGTCCAAATACAACTGAATCGTACAACTTTCCATCTCTCTCATTGTAAGGTTGGATCACAGGTTTTGCGTGATCAAAAAAAACACAATTGAAGGAACCATAAATGCCATCGTTGAGATAATACACAAACTTATCATCAACCTTCTTCTTACCGATGACATTTGTCACGAGAGTGTGTGAAGAACATACAAAGTATCGACCAGGCTCTGCGATTATTTGAATACTTTCATCCGCAAAAAACTCGTCAAGACCTTTATTGACTTCAATAGCAATCTGTTCAAATGTGACACCATTCGATGAATCATAACCAGGGAAACCACCACCTATATCAACCAGTTTCATATCATAGCCAATTTGTTTTGCGGTATCAAAGGCATAATGAACATCTCCAAGGGCTGTGTAGTACGTTTTCGCATCTTGACAATTACTTCCAACGTGGAATGAAATACCGACAACATCTAAACCTAGGATTTTGGCAGTTTGTAAAATATTTTTAATATCACTCTGGTTTGCACCAAACTTGCAGTTAAACTTACATATAGAATTTGACTCGTCTGTCTTAATACGAAGAACAAGTCGTGCGTGTGGATGATACAACTTAATCTTGTAAAGTTCATGGACATCATCAAAAGTCATCAAATCAACATCTTCGGAGCGAGCAAAACGAATTTGATCACTCGCTTTACAAGGATTGGCGTAAATAATATTCTTAGGGTCAACGCCTTGATTGATAACTTGACTGATTTCATTCTTTGAAGCACAATCATACCCAATATCAAACTTACTCAAAATCTTTGTAATGACTGGATTAGGATTACACTTGACTGCATAAAATGGTTTTACACGGGGAAGGTGTTCAACCCATTTTTCATATTGTTCAACGATCTTCTTAACATTCACTATATAAAACGCTGAATTGTCATCATTATTTTCTAAAAACTTTGAAATTATATCAATCATATTATGGGAACCCTCTTCAAATATGCGGACATCACACTCTTGAATAATACTCACAAGGTATGGAAGGTCAGACATTACTATACTATTTCATTGCATTATGACTTTAAATAAGATCTTCAACCACTCCCTTCCCTGGATCACTGTATTAATATTTTCGGATACGAAGTAAGCTGTCTAAGATACACATGTAGTTTCCAATGAGTGAAACATTCTTAATAAATTCATCTAATTTCATCGCCTAAGTCAAGCAAATATTTTTATATAAATATATTTAAATGCGTTCTTGTCATAATCAAAAATTAAAAACTTGGAAATTCGCAGCCAAATTTTTAATAAAAAATGCCACAACAAAGAACAAAGCTGAATTAGGAAAATGGACTAAAAATGAACTTCTTGATTTGGGTCCAACTTTCATAAAAATAGGTCAATTCATTTCAACAAGAGGAGACTTGTATCCCCTGGAATTTGTAAAAGAGTTAGAATCACTCCAGGATGATGTAACTGTTGTAGAGTATGACGATTCAACTATACCATATCACATATTTTCAGACATAGACATGAATAAACCATTCAAATGTGCTTCCATAGGACAAGTCTATAGAGCACGGTTGAAGGAAAATAATAATGAGGTTATCGTTAAAGTCAAAAGACCAAATATTAAAAAAATCATGGAAACAGATACAAATAATATCAAAGAAATTGTGGAACTCATGGAAAGAATTGGAATTGATACGGGAACTGGAAAAGGATACGTCCTTCAAGAAGCCATAGATAATCTCATTAACGAAACGGACTACATTCAAGAAAAAGAGAATGCCATAAAGTTTTATGACAATTTCAAAAATATTAAATGGGTAAGAGTTCCTAAAGTGTATCTTGAATATTGTACTCCAGAAATAATTGTCATGGAATATGTACCATCAGAAAAACTCACAAACATTGTAACACCCGGTGTAAATAAAAAGAAACTTTGTGAGGCGCTGATAACAAGTTATGTAAAACAGACCATGGAGGATGGATTTTTTCATGCTGACCCACACCCTGGAAATGTAGCATTTAATCCAGGTGGCCAACTTGTATTTTATGACTTTGGACTTTGTGTAAATATATCAGATGAGTTGAAAAATGGTTTCATGGAACTCCTCGTACACATTGTCGCTAGGGATACGAAAGAAATTGTGAGAACTTTGGTAGATTTAAAAATAATCATACCAACAACGGATACGGATTTGGAAGATTTGGAAATTTTCTTTGAATCCATTTTGTCATATATGGAAAAGTTAGACGCAAAGAACTTTACGGAGGAACTCATGACTGATGAACTCATGATTAATTTGGCAAAAGAGAAACCTTTTATCATACCATCGTCTTTCATCTATTTGGCAAAAACATTTTCTATCGTGGAGGGACTATGTCTGAAACTCGATCCAGATTTTAACTATTTTAACTATTTGGAACCTATTATAAAAGATAATGTTTCAAAAAGTGTGGATGTATCACAAATTCTAAAAACAACGGCCGAAATGCCATTGAGAATAAAAAACTTAAGCACGGCTGTCATGAGTTTGGAAAAATCAAGAGCATCTGTAAAAAGAAGTTTAAAAAAGACAAGACGAGAAATACGATTTGCACAGTATAGTATTTTATGCACGCTCATAGCGTTTGAACAAGAAAATCAATACGCATTTGCAGCGTTTGCATTAGGTGCAATGTGGTTTGCACTCACTTCTCGAAAAAGTCAATAGATTGAGAGGCACTCTTTTGTTCTGGAACAGATTTCTCAAAGAATTCCTTGTGTTCTCGGAACAATTCACGAGTGCGACGACGCTCTTCGAGAGCGATATCTTTTAGTCGCTGACCGTATCTCTCTAGATCCAACTGGCGCTCTCGAGCCATACGCTTACCGAACTTTTTGAACTTTTTAGCAACCTTTTTAGTGCTGTAAATAACTGGGTTTGTAATCGAAAACATCTTTTATTATACACTAATATCTTTTTATTTCTTTATTTAAAAATTAAACAAATGATATAATAAAAAGGATGATATTGTTTGACCTCATCTTAGATAGAATGGAAATTGGTAGAGCGCGCTATGGACATGGTCTGAGAGTGGAAGAGGATACAACCAACTTTGGAACACCAGTCAATTCATGGCTACACATGGCATTGGAAGAGTATTTAGACGCTTACATATACGTATTGTGTGATTATATAAGAAAACATGATGATTATAGAAGAACAGATGTTGAGGATGATAATCAACGAATTCTGTATTTAATGGAAAATATGGATGAAATTGATTCTGAAGAACATGTCATCATGTTAAAATATTTAACCGAGTTGATAAAAATGTCCATACGCTCATAAAGCCCAATTTGGACGGCGCGTAATTTAAAGATTTAAATATAAATCTAAATATAAGGTTCATGTCAAACAATGTCCCCGTTCTCGATAAGGGATTTGTTCGACTCGTGGACTTCATGCCTCGGGAAAACTTGGACGCGTCGATCGTCCAAGCCGCCCGAGTGTCTTATGGAGACGGGACAAAGTCCGCAAGAGATGATCGGGGACTTATACGATATCTCCTTAGACACTGGCACACCACCCCCTTCGAGATGGTGGAATTTAAATTTCACATCAAGATGCCAATCTTTTTGGCGCGGCAACACTTTAGACACCGCACTGCCAGTGTCAATGAATTATCCGCTCGGTATTCCATCGTCCCAGAAGAATACTTCGAACCCGAGGATTTACGGAGGCAATCCAGTATAAATCATCAAAGTTCTGAAGGAATGATTGAATATAATGAAATTCTCAAAAATAGGGTGTCTGATACTCTAGAAAATTCATTTAATGTCTATGATGACCTCCTCGATATGGGATGCTGTAGAGAACAAGCACGCATTGTTCTCCCACAAGCCACATATACCCAATTCTACTGGAAGATTAATCTTCATAATTTAATGCATTATCTCCAACTTCGGTTGGGTCAAGGGGCACAACAAGAAATCAGAGAATACGCACAAACAATATATGATATGATAGAACCATTGGTTCCAATCACAATGGAAGCATTTAAAGATTTCAGAATGAATACTATTACATTTTCGCGTCTAGAAATTGAATACTTAAACAACGGAATACCCATTGAATCTCCCGGGGAAAGAAGGGAATTCGAAGAAAAACTTAAAATTCTTAGAATTCGTAAAGTTTAATACACATTTCTTAATATATTCAAATCCTCTTGAAGTCTATCATACTCGTCTTGGAAATGTTCCAATTCCATTTGTAAATCCATTTTCTGAATAGCCGCGATCGCATTTCGTCTCGTCATGTATGTATTGAAAAACTCATCAGGATTATTAATACGAAAACCAGCATTCTCCAAACTTTCTAACGTAAAACCAGTTCGAATATGAATATTCAATCTCCTCGCATAATCCTGAATAGCCTCCTTCTTTCTCCAAACAGATAGTCTTTTCCAAGGTTCGTGTTTTTTGATTTCGCTTTTTCTTTTATGTATGAGAGTAGCGAGGCGACGCATTTGTGCTATTATTTGTCGTCTTCGAATGTCATCTTCCTCTTCCACCGGTTGAAAGGGTACCTGACGCGGTCCCATCAGACGATGTGGTGTGCTCGGTAATTCTTCGGGTTTGTTGATATTTCCATATATATTTTTCATTCGGTTGCACATTTCGAGATATGAACCTTCAGGTAAAACCTTTGAGTTCAAATCAATAAGTTGCATGAGTGCCACGAGATCGTCCATTTTGTGATTTGTTTTATTTATCAAATCACAAAAGAGAGATTAACTTAGGTCTTATTTTTTATTTTTTTTTATTCAGATGCATTTAAACGCTTGAAGTATTCCTTTTTATCTTCATGACTATCAAAATAAATAGTAAATCCTCGTCCATAATATGGTGTTGGTTCTTTCAAAGAATCTTCATCTTCGTGTTCTTCATCGTCTGAAGTTGGTTCATAATCAGAGCCATCTTCGGAATCTGAAACTTGTTCTTCATCCGGGTCGTATTCACTTTCACTTTCCAATTCATCCTCACTTGGTTGATAGTCTGGATCAGTTTCATAATAATCATTATAATAACGTTTCATAACGATCGTTGGTTTGCTGTTATCGTAGCACTCAATGCGAACCTTCATCGTCATTTTTATAATAGTATCAACTAATCTTTAAATCACTCAACAAAGTTATGACTGCTTTTTTATCCATCTCGGTTACATACTCATGTGTCTCCTTAAGGCAGAGATTACCTGGGAAAGGTCGCCTTGAGACGTATGACATTAAATATGTGGGTCTGAAATCTAAAGTGTTATGTTCATCGTTGAATATTTCAAAAAATACAACTTTGTTGAAATTATCAGGTGTATAAAAGCCACAGCCATCCTTGGAGTATAAAAAATTATTTGTATTAATTTCAGTCAAGGATTTTTGACCTCTCAGATGACAAAAATGACGATTAACTTCTAAAAGATTGAACGAACTCATATATATATACAAAATAAAAATAAATCTTTATAATAACATGTTGTCTTTAGTATTATTTATATTACTCATACTTGTCATAACGCAAAGAACTAACAATCACAAAAAAGATGATTTACACATATTGATGAGACAAAGTGCAAGATATGCGACAGCGTCTCTACAAGATGAATCACCTCTCATCGCAACTTTACATGTCAATTACGCCGCGGCATATTTTTACGCAGCAAAAGACATCGCTACAGAAAATGAAATATTTAATGCGACAGGTATAGATACAAAGACATACAAACAACATTTAAATAAAATTCAAGATACGGTGACAAAGAGAACAGTTCAGAGTTGCCCTGAATTTTCTGGAGAAGTTGATTCATATATCGCACGCATCGCTGGTGAGAATTAATTCAATTATATTATTTGGTAATTTCTCAACTGGTGAACTGATATATAATTCTTCTAAACGTGTAAGATTTGACAAATCTTGTGGTAAAGAGGGCGCTGTCGTAGATAATAATTTTAATTCAGTGAGTTCGGTTATAAATTCAGGGACTTCTTGTATATCATTACGAGAAACATCTAATTCTTTTAATTTTTTCATGTTTTTAATGCATTCGGGAAATTTTGATAATTTATTGTCTGCGATATATAAAAGTTCTAAATTATTCATTTCTGGTATTTCTTCAATTAAATTCTCATTGACATCAAGTTCTTTGATTTGTTGTAATCCTTTGGGAATGTAAGATATTTGATTTTCAGCCACATATAAATTGTTCAGATTTGGTAATTCTACAATTCCGTTAGTAATTTCTTTTAACTTATTTGACTGAACATTTAGTTCATGCAAATGATTTAAATTTGATATACTATCCGGTATTTTATATATACTATTACAACAACATAAGTCAAGTATTTCTAAGTTTTCCAATTTATCTATATCATCCGGAACTGTTTCTATACCTTTATTATAACTTAAATGTAATATTTTGAGGGACTTTATATCAAGAATATTTTTAGGAAATTCTTCAAAATTATTATTTGTGATATCGAGTATTTCCAAATGTTTAAAATCTTTAAAAAAATCTGGAATATCTTTTAATTTATTATCAGAGATGCATAAATATTTTAAATTTTTGAGTTCTTTCAAACAATGGGGAACTTCTTCAAAATGGTTAAACGCCATTATGAGTTTTTCGATGTGATCAGGGTTTGGAAAAAAGTCATCTGGAAGTATTTTTAAATGTTGACTACGAATATCTAATTCTTCCATGATATTTATATATAAAAAAATAGATCCATTTTAACACAAACATGTTTAAGGTTGTTAAAAAAATAATTTCAACGGATGTGGCTGAAATATTGGGACAATCTATATTATTTACTAAAATGATTGATTCAGAACCAGAACAGGACAGTCAGGTTCAAGGTTCCTATGCAAAATACGCTGTTCCAGTCACTGAATCTCTATTAGAACATTTAAAACCTACAATAGAAGAACATACGGGTTTAAAACTTCATCCAACGTATTCATATGTGAGAGTGTATGAATTAGGGCATTCACTAAAAAAACACTTGGATAGACCATCATGTGAAATATCTGTGTCCATCACTTTAAAATACGAAAAAAGCCGTTTCCCTCTCCAAATCGAAGGAAAAACAATTGATTTAGAACAAGGGGATGGTTTCATTTACAGAGGTTGTGAATTAGAACATTGGAGAGACGAATACGAGGGAGAAGAGGGTTCCTTCCAAGTTCAGGTTTTTTTACATTATGTGGATGCCAATGGACCATTTTCACAATATAAGTACGATAAGAGGTCATCCCTCGGTATAGAGAAACCAAAAAATTATAAAATTATTGGATTTCCAATGGAATGTATATATTGGAGTAAGATTGAAAATCATGAAAAAATTAAAGAAAAATACATGAAACGGATATTAGACACTGAACGCAAACCCCACTGGTTGTTCTGTAACGTAAAAACAACATTTGATATGAGAAATACATTTTTGGATAATGAAGACATAAAACAAATAATTTGGGACAAAATAGACGACATGATATATCAAATAAACAAATCAGATGGTATTCATAAAATTTTACCAAGTCATTCGATATTAAAAGAATACTGGTTAAACTATTACAGTTATTGCAACGATCAAAGTTTTCAAGAAATACATAATCATTTGATAAACCCAATGATAATAAAAGATGAAACATATTATCCTTCATTTTCAGGTATATACATATTACATGATGAAAACGATGTAAGTAATACAGTATTTCAATCACCTAGTTCTATACAATTACCATTTTTTCCATATTTCAAGAGGTTTGTGGTAGATACAGGAGATTACCAAGATGTAAAAGAAGGTAGTGTTATTATATTTCCATCGACATTGGAACACCTCGTAAAGCCATGTATAAAAAAAAGAATAACTTTAGCGTTTAATGTATTTAGTAAATATAATGTTAAATAATAATAGACAATGCTGAGTGTTTTTTCAAAAACAGCGCCACCTGTCAAGGTCGGAACAGTAAAACAACCAAGACACGTGGCGTATTCACAGTTTATAAAAAAGATAAAGGAAAAAAAGATAGAACAGGTCGTCGTTCAACCAAACCAAAATCGTGCTATATTTGTAGAAGATGATGGGGGAGTTGGTGAAGTGAGTATTATTCAAAACCAAGAATTATGGAAAGTATTATCTCATTCAGAAGGTGACGTGAGTATTGATATGTCTTCCACTCCAGACTATTCATTCTTATTTTTACCTATATTTTTATATTTACTCTTTCGTTTTTACTTGGGTCAGGTTGGAGGACAGATGCCACCAATGTTTCAACCAACTGAATTTGACATGGATGTTCAAATAGACACCCGATTTTCGGATGTGGAGGGCATCGACAATGCTAAACAAGAATTGGAGGAGATTGTTGATTTTCTTAAAAATCCTGAAAAATATAAAGGAACAGGGGCTCGCATTCCCAAGGGTGCTATTTTGTCAGGTCTCCCGGGAACTGGTAAAACATTGTTGGCGAGAGCGATTGCCGGTGAATCGTCTGTCCCTTTTATCAATTGTTCGGGTTCATCTTTTGTGGAGATGTTTGTCGGTGTTGGTGCGAAACGAGCCAGGGATTTATTTGAACTCGCACGCAAAAATCAACCGTGTATCGTCTTCATCGATGAAATAGACGCTATCGGCAAGAAACGCTCCGCGAATGGTATGGCATCAAATGATGAAAGAGAGCAAACCATTAATCAACTCTTAACAGAGATGGATGGTTTTGACAAAGAAAGTCAAATAATTGTCATCGCAGCGACAAATAGATTGGATATTCTTGATGAAGCACTTCTTCGACCGGGTCGTTTCGATCGAAAAATCCAAGTATCCCTCCCTAACGTCGATGGTCGAGAGAGAATTCTTAAAGTTCACGCGAATGATAAAAAATTTGATGAGGATGTTTCTATCAGAAAATTGGCAAAACAAACAATAGGATTTTCAGGAGCAGACCTCGCCAATCTTTTAAATGAATGCGCCATTCAAGCGGTGAGAGATGGTTTCAATGGAATCATTAACAATCGTATCATAGAGGATGTCTATCAAAAAATTGTCGTGGGTTCCAAAGGTTCAACGAAATTTTCAGATAAAAAAAAGGAACTCATAGCATATCATGAAGCGGGACACGCCCTCGTCGGGGCACTCATGCCTAACTACGACATTGTTCGCAAAATAAGTATCATACCAAGAGGGGACGCGGGGGGAATAACATTTTTTCAACCATCGGATGATGATGAAAATGGTTTAAAATCCAAAAGTTATTACATGTCCGAACTCAAAGTCGCACTCGCGGGAAGAGCGGCAGAAGAAATCGTCTATGGGGCAGATGAAATTACAACAGGGGCATCAGGAGATTACAACCAAGCATATCAAGTCGCGAGGAATATGGTCACTACATTTGGTTTCGGAAAAAATAATTATGATTACACAAGAATGAGTGAAACTACACAAAGATGTGTTGATGAAGAAATTGATGAACTCATTAAAAAATCATATCAAGAAACAATCGAAATTATAAAAGAACATAGAGCACATTTAGAATTTACAAAAAATAAATTAATTGAAGAAGAAATCATAGAGGGTGAGTGGTTATACAAAGAAATATGTAGATATAAACAAGAGGGGTTCTGCCCAACAACATTTTAATAATAAGGTACATTTTTGTAATAATCACTCGTCTTTTCCAATGTATCTGTATAAGCAAATTTTAATATACCCCTCTCCCCAGTAGTAACTTCGGATACCGCATGCTGAATATCATCTGCTTTTACAACAATCATGCTATTGGGTTTCGTCGATACACTATTCACCTGACCACTTTTACTATCATACCAAAGTGTTTTAGAATCAGATGTATTATTCACGGTATATACCATCTCATATTGAGGTTTGGTATAGAGAACTGTATCTTTGTGCCAATCCATTTGACCACCTTTCGGGTATAATCTGTATTCAACAGGTGTATCACTAGGAATAACATTTGGGGGAAGTTTAAGTTTTTGAATCGTCATGTTTGAATTACATATTTGAGAAATGGGATGGTCTTCGGAGAGAGTTGTTCCAATACGACCAACAGCGATACTATTCTTTTCTTCTTTTAATTTCTTCTTAAGTTTAAGACATTCATTCCTTATTTGTAAATAAACTTCTTCCGGAAAAAAATCTTCTATGTATCTTAAACCAAATGTTTCTTTACTAGGAAATATTATTAATAATACCAGCACACACACAATACAAAGTATGAGTATCATTATTAATAATATTTATTTTTTTTTAATGAAATATTTCATATTCTATACGCTCACCACCAATAGGAAAATTTATAAGAATACCATTTTTTAAACCGGTCAATTTTAAATAATTTTTTATTTGAATTCTCATGCCTTCTTGAATAGTTTTCACTGATTTTAATTCAACGACAGTGTCTCGTATGACAAAGTCTAAACGAGAGTACCCTATGGTATGATTTTCAAATATGATTGGAACAATCTTCTCGACTTCATATGGTATGTGATATTTTCTCAAAAGAACTTGAAAAGCATTACTATACACACACTCATTATATCCCGAACCTAACGAATTATATATCTCTTGAGCCAAACTGGATATGTCCATAATTTATTATATGACAAAATCTTTATACAAATAAATAAAATTATGAAAACCACCTGACGTAATAGAGAATCTATGACATCACGTAAATAATTTATACCAAAAACATATGTTAAAATTGTATATTCCCTTTTTATAACGATGGGATTTGTATATGATAAATGCTCCAATATAGGTTGTAAAGGCACATCCAAAAATAATAAACTCAAGAAAAGTCCATAATAATTAAGTGTAAAAGTTAAAAATGTCAGAATAACGATTGTTTGATTTCCAAGATAATGGAATATATAAAGCATACATTTTCCATACACTTGTATTATTTTTATTTTAGTATCTAACTCTGAAATTATTTCAATCATATATGTTATTGAAGTGTATTCTCTATTACAAGTTGATACTACGAGGTTTCAAAAAAGTTGTCGTCATCGTCATCAGCCCAAGATTTACCGGGAACTATTTCAAATTGTCTATCTGGAAGAGTTGGATCCATAATATCTCCGTGTGTTTCACATAATTCACAATATACCTCGGGTTCTTCACATGGTAAATGCGTATGCGTTGGCGGTTCAATCTTTTTCTTTTTTTCCTTTTTGGGTTTGGGTTGCACCACCTGTTCTGGGTCTTGGTTCGAATGCATTCTACATTTATCACCTTCTATACATTTGTTCTTACATCTCGTTCCCTTGGACGTAAAACCAGAACATTGTTCGCGGTCGTTTTGAACCTTTTTTGTAGATTTGGGTTTCTCAATTTTTTCAGAAAGTTCCTCAACCTTTTGGCGGAGCATTTTATTCTCTTCCAAAATAGTTAAAAGAAGTTGCTTAATTTCAAAGAGTTCGTTCTCCATTTTGTAATGTTTGGACATTATAAAATGCGATATAACTTAGGTAATTTTTAAACATTTTTTTATTCTTCTTCTCCTTCTCCTTCTCCTTCTCCTTCTCCTTCTCCTTCTCCTTCTCCTTCTCCTTCTCCTTCTCCTTCTCCTTCTCCTTCTCCTTCTCCTTCTCCTTCTCCTTCTCCTTCTCCTTCTCCTTCTCCTTCTCCTTCTCCTTCTCCTTCTCCTTCTCCTTCTCCTTCTCCTTCTCCTTCTCCTTCTCCATCATCATCTCCATCTCCTTCACCAAGGCCATTGGAAGTATTACTAATTCTCGTCGATGTTAAAGTTCTATATTTTGTGAAAAGAACTTTACTTTGTTCGTGATTTATAGTATCAAAAGAATTCATTTTCATTATAGGTCGTGGTTTTCCAGCGTCTCTATAAAATACTGAAATCATAAAAACAAACATAGGGATAGGGATGTCAGTATTTGGTATTAAAACTTGACCAGATGATTTAGATTTAAGTTCCCCTTTGTCAAAATCATACGAAAAAACTTCACCTATATCAGCAGCAGTATCTGGGAAAACACCCGCATAGACATCTTCAACTATTTTAGAAAATAAATTTTCTTGATCGGAGTTAAAATATCCAATTATTTTACCCCCTTCAACCTTTTCATAATATTTACACTTTTGACCCAAACCATCACCACAACTACCAGTTTCATCAATGTTTTGATTCCTTCCATAAACATACATATTTGGACCAGAACCTTGAATGTATGTATTACACCATTCACCCGTGGCAGTTCCCTGTTCACATAATAAATTTGCTGGAATGACATATCCTTCTCTACGAATACCTGTTGTTGAAATAACAATTGTATCTCCTGTAGAAGAAGGTCTCGTAGAAACATTTGAAGTGGGCGTGGGCGATGAGACTTTTTCTTCTCCTTCTTCTTCTTCACTTACTTCCTTTAAAGCAGCGTGACCACCTTTACTGTAACCAATTTTATATACAAAGTACAGGATGACTAGGATACCAACAAATACTCCGACCATCTGAATTTGTTTAGTCCTGTTTGTACTATTACCAACTGGAACTGGAGCAACTGAAGCATCCATATTATTACTAATGTATTAAAATATTTTTATTTAAGACTTAATTTATACGATGTGCCTCTTATCAACTCTTTGATTGAATCTAAAATATTACGAAGTTCTGAATTCTTGGGGAGTTTTAATTTGTTTATGCGTGTCATAAGAATTCTGAAATATTTTTTTACATTTTTAGGATCTACTAAATATCTTTTATTTGATTTCACGTTTTTTAAATTTCCATAGGCACCCATATATGTTTCAGCGTATAAATCTAAAAGTGGTACAATACCTTCATAGTATTTTTGAAGTGCTTTATGCTGAGCATATGATTTTGTTGTTAAGTGAAATACATGCGCCTGGTTTCTTGAATTCATCAAAAGTCTTACAAATTCTGATACGTTATTTTTATACATTTATATTTACTGAGAAAATATTTATATTTACTTAGAAAATAATGGGTGTTCATATTCTAATATTATTTCTTCACCCACTTCATTAATAGCGGTAACATGTATTATTTCTGTTGGTTCTTTTGGTATTTCACGCCTTGTGTGCTTTACGGAGACTGCTAAAGATAAAAATGAAAAAAAGGAATTAAACATTTTTTTTATTTTTATAAGATGAGAAATAAACTAAACTTAGGCATTGTAGAAACATCTTTCTTCACCAATAATTTTACATATGACATTGTTTTCTCTATTTTGTAAATATGGTGTTAATTTATGATTTATGACATATGAAAATAAGAGTGATATTTTTCTTAATAATAAATCTGTAGTTATGTTTGTTCTTTTTGAACAATCTCCAATTTTTGTTTTACTAATTCCAGATAAATGTTCTAATTTAGGTAAATCCTCTACGTGTGCTATTTTATATTGATGGCACTTTCTTGGTTTTTTCTCGAAATTCATAACCCCTGCATGAACAACATCACAATTAAATAATACTTTATCACATTTCATTTCTACTGGACGAGACCACAAAAATGGCACAGTCCTATGACTACCCGGGCATAACGCAAGAGTTTTACCTTCATATTCGTATTCTATGTAGGTATATACAGGATATTTTGTGTTAAATACAGATTGTGAAGATGTCACGTCTCTATGAAATGTTGCGAGAGGACACCCATCTATTGTATATAAATAATCTAAAAAGACATACCCATCTGGGAGATTTTTTAATACATCATTCTTTGATTTGGGCACTATATATCCATCTCTACTTAATGTTGGATTTTTAGGTGGAGTGTTTTTTTCCATAGTCCATATAAATAATAATATGAAGATGAAAATTAAAATGAATATCATATATATTATTAAAAAATATTATAATTTACTACTTATATTTCCGTGGAATACTTTACAAAAATCTTCAAGTTTTGGGAGTATTTCTTGTTCCCATCTTTCATCATCCTTGAATAGTATATAACTTTTACGAGTATCATTATGTTGTTCAATCAACCTGGCTGTTTTCAAACCAACCATCTGAAGATATGTTTGAACTTGTATAGCCTCATAATCTTTGACACTATTAAATAACGCTCTGGTCCTATTTTTGATTTCTACGAGCACTTTATTTCCTTCATTGTCTTTTTCAAATCGGTCTATTCTTCCGACAATTTGATATGATGTTCCCATAATGTTGCATACCTCGTATGTATAAAATGTATCATCTTCATAGAGATTAGCCTCATCAGCATCGGCCGTTTTTGATTCATTCTTTGTTCCAAAAGTTGTAAAGAGGGTCTTTCTAAAAAAGTCTTTAACGCTGTAAAAATCCTTCTTTTCAAGTTTTGTATTCTTTTCAAGTTCTGATGAAATTCCATCAATAATATGCATAACATCCGTTGAATTCTTTGGTTTTGATGTTTCTATTTCTTTGAAAAGTCTTGTGGCTTCTTCATCCTTTTCAATGGCTTCCCTCGCATAGTCGTCTTTGGTTTTACCAACAAAAGTATTGGGTGAATATTTATTCCATAAATCATCCAAGACTTCTTGTGGTCTTTTGTAGTAATTTTTACCTATACACGCTGCAACTTCTGATGCCTTGAGAATAACCCTTTTCAATCCAATATTTTTATATTTTCTTGGATCTTCGCGGAGTGCGTAATAAACTTCGGCACATGCTTTTGTATCTTCAAGGGCATTGTGAGCCCCATCGAATTCCTTACCAAACAGTTCTTGGTAAATGTTAATTAATTTTTTAGGTTTTCCATACCATTTCTTTACCAAATCCAAAGTGCATACAGGGTTTAATTTTTCAACTGGTGAAAAATCAATATTTCTTCGGAGACATTCTGCTTTCAAAACATCCCAATCAAAACGAAGATTGTGACCCACAATGTGTTCTGATCTATGAAGCATTGAAACAAATGTATTATAAACGTCTAAAAAGGGTTTTCCCTCCTTTTCGGCTTGTTCTTCTGTTATTCCATGAACGTGAGTCGCATCCACTTTGAAATCATCAGGTTTAATGATGGAATAAAAACGCGAAAGTTCTCTTCCTCGTGATGAATATTTTATAGCAGCGATAGATAATATACGACATCCATCCCAACACGAAAGATTATCCAAAGTCGGTTGTTGTCTCGTTTTGGGTAATCCAGTAGTCTCAGTATCAAAAACTGTGTAAGACATTTTATATTTATTAAAATGAGTGTCTATTCTTTAATTGAGCAGTCTATTCGTTTGGTTTGGTTGTAGGAGAAGTTGAATTACTTTTTTAATATATTATTTTTACGAACGATTTCTTTCGTAAATTTTTTTAAAATGGGTCTTGTTTTTACAATTATCTCATTAACACCCGCATTTCTAATTCCATGTCGGGATAAAAAATAACGTCCTGGATCAAGTTTTGTCATTTTTGTTTTTTTATTATTTTTACGAACCATTTCGTTCATAAATTTTTTTAAATTATTTCTTGCTTTTACAATTTTCTCATTGATTTTATTCATCTCCTTATTATATTCGTTTAATTTTCGTTTTTTTGTATTCGGTGAGTTTGTATTATTAACCACTGAATTTCGTCTTTCCATAACACCCGCTTTTCTGCCGCGTTCTGGAGACCAAACACTCTTATTTTTCATTGTTTATTATAATATTATTTTTTTTTATTCTTCAATACCCTTTTGACCATGTTTTTAAGATTATTTTCGTGTTTTTTCATGTTTTTTATGGGTGAAACTGAAGCAAACAATTTTTTAAGATTATTTTCATGTTTTTTCATGTTTTTTATGGGTGAAACTGTTGCAAATAAATTTTTCAGTTCTGTTCTTTTTTGTTTCATATATTCTCTGTTTCGTTTTCTTTTTTTTTCAATTTGTTCTTTTAGTGTCATATATAATTATTGATAAAATATTTCTTCGTCCCCCAAGAATATTCTGATTTTATCTCTCATTTTTTTGATTGGTGTGGGTGGTAATTCCGGTTCGAAAGTTTTGAGATACATATCCCAAATAACTCTTTTCATATCGGGGCACAGGGGTTCAACGCACCTCAAAAAGGTTATTCGTTGTTCGTCTGTAACCAATGGTATGAAATCCATTTTGTTTAATCTTGTTTTTTGGAGCGCTTGGGGGCACTTCTTAGGTTATGTAAATACAAATCCAAGTCGAGCCACCATTTTTTTACGAAATTGGGGAGAGCCATCCATTTCCAATCTAACGTTGTTTCCATGTAAAAATTGTGCATATATGTAGGAACTTTTTTGAATTTGTAATAGACAGCGAGAACATAAATCCAAAATGTTGCCAAATGTGAATACATTTTAATATAAAATATTTGATATTTTTTAAGTATATTGCGTTCTATATTTTGTAAACTTTGAATCTATATTATAAGCAATCGTTATACGACCATCAAGTTTCACCGCATTCACAGCGTGTATGAGATTGGCTGGAAATATCATTACCGTTCCCTCTTGTATTGTTTTTTCATTTGCCGTATTAAAAATAATGTGTTCCTCATTCATGTATGAAGTTGGGTCAAAACGCGAAAATTCTAAACTGCTTGCGTCATTCTTATCTTCCAATATATATACAACAGCGAAGGAAGAAAAAAAGAGTTCACCATTATGGCTATATGGAAATCGTTTATAATGATCGTGGGGTTTGCACGTATCCCCTTTATTATATATATTGAACCATCCCTCTGACACCATTGATTTTTCATAAAAATCTATTTTAACCTGTTCTCTGTTTTCATTATGTTTTGAAAACATTAGATCTAATGGTTTCCAAACGATGTTATTTAGTAAATATTCATTATCCGTCAAAAATTTATTTTGTTTGCTTCTATACTCTTGATGGGGATGATAACTTGTTTTAAACCCATCCTTATACGGAATATCCGATTCATTTTCTTTTATTTTAGGTAAAACCATTGATTTTATATTTTTATGTATCTCATCATCTAATCGAATCCAAAAAACAAAATCACTTGGAAACCTAAAAAATGACATTTGTTGATAAACGATGTAAATTTTTATATTATTTAAAATTAGATATGAGTTCTAACATAAGCCTTGATGAATTACACAAAAAGGTTCAGTATGTCATCATAGATTCTGATATGCTTGATGGAACTCCAAATAATTTTAATCTTAATCTTTCACTTGAATCAAACATTCACATTGAAGAGATGTCAAAAGTTATAGGTGTAAAAATTGTAAATTTTAATTTAAATCAACTTGTTACTGAATCTTCCTTTCTTACTTCCCCTAGATATTTAGATATTATGTGCGACCAAATACCCAAAAGGGCTCAAATACTAAATGAATTATCAGGTCAAATACTAGGTCGAGTTCCAGTGGAACAAAATTACAGATCCGCTGGTATTGATGTATATAACGATGAAAAAAATACATTCATTTTTCAGAAAGCAAATAACTATTTCAATCCAATATCTTTAAAAAAACTTAATTTCAAACTGTATGAAAAACTAAAAAATGGAATATACAGACCTTTCATAATTGGTTCAGGTGCATTTTATATGACACTTGAAATAACAACCATAGACGTTAAAGAAAAACCTAAAAACCGAGAAGTTCAAATACTTCAGGCGTTAAACTTATTGAATTCTAAGATAGATGAACTCAATAAAAATGTTGTTCGAATACCCACTCAAAAAGAAGAAGAGGAGCGTCAAAAGAAAAAATACCCATTCGCATATTTACTTTTTATTCTGGTATTTTTAGTCGGTCTATATGTGACATATGTTAATTACAGACCAAAAATATAATATTATTTATTAATAACAAGAGTGATGGTTGATGGGGGTGTCGTTGCACTCGTATCTTTTATTGTTTTGGCAGTCATAGGCCTTGTGATATACATTGTATTAAAAAACAAAAACAAGGGTGACAAGGAGTCCAATTCCAATACGTCCGCTACTTCCAATACAGCACAGGCATCACTAATAACTGTAACTGGTAGAAAAGATCAAATTGGAGATGATGGTTTGGTATTAAATATAGATTGCGTAGGAGATTGGGGTGAATGGAGCAACTGTTCCGCTGATTGTGGTGGTGGCGAACGTTCTAGAACATATATCATAACCACTCCAGCATCTGGTTCGGGTAATTCTTGTACTCACGCATCTGGGGATGTAGAGACAGAAAATTGTAACACCGATGCTTGTAATGTAGATTGTGTAGGTGATTGGAGTGAATGGAGTAATTGTTCCGTGACGTGTGGTGGTGGTGTTCAAACAAAAACTTATAAAATAACTTTACCCGCGGGGGGGTCAGGTGAGGCTTGTGAAATAGAAGATGGAAATGTGTTAGAACGAACGTGTAATACAGATGCATGCCCTATTGATTGCGAGGGTTATTGGGAACAAGAATATGGAAATTGTATATCGTCCGGGGTCACGGAGAATGGTACATTGTGTGGTCAAGGTGTCATGACTAGAAAATATCACGTAGTTAGACAAGCAGAAAATGGTGGTAAATCTTGTACTGACGAAAATGGAAATATTATACATCATTTGTATCAGATGGAACAACCTTGTCCTGCACTTCCGGCTTGTCCCGTTGATTGTGAAGGTTCTTGGGGAACAAATTATAGTCAATGTGCGTGCACTGATTCAAGTAGACCTGGTGTTGGAACCAAGTATATATCATATAGTGTTTCACAACAAAAGAATGAAAGTGGCAAAGCGTGTGAAGCAACGGATGGTCAAAAATCTTGGGCGGATTGTAATTGTCCCGTCGATTGTGTTGGAAGTTGGAACAATCCAAATTGTTCTCACGATGCACAAGGTGATAAAACATTTACATACTCAATTTCCCAACCTGCTCTTTTTGGTGGTAAGGCGTGTCCTCATACCAATGGTGCGACAAAGGTTGAGTTTTGTAATGGAGATCCAGAAAGAAGTCAAGGTGTTTCAAATCACGATAGAAATTTAGGTGATATGTCTAGACAGACAATAAGAGGACCCGTTGGGACTACAGGTGCTCTAGAAGTTCGTGCTTCTTGGAAAAGGAGACACCCCGCGACTTGGGGCGGTAAAGACAATGGCGTCAATGTATATATTAATGATCAACACAGAATTCAATGGAAACGTAATGAAACGGGTACAGGCGGTAGAAAATCAGCCAATCCCGCCGTCGCTTGGCTCGCTGTCAAAGCGGGGGATGTCATAAAAACAAACGAAAATGGGGATTATACAGAAGACGCAACCATTTATTGGAAATTTCACCCGGGGAGGACTGATGGGAACCCTGGTTTCATTCAAGGTGGTGGTGAGAAATAAATAAAGAAATGGATACAATTCATATATATGAAATGAACATTCAAGTTGTTGGTCCAACTTTAATGTCTGGCATAGGCCAACTTTGTCGTAAATATTCCGAATTACTTGGAACCGACCTCAAAGTTATTTATACAGACCCAATCCCCGCATGTGAAAATATGTTTATTTTTGCTTTACCCGTCCCATATTGGTTGAATGCCATACCACAATTAAAAAAGGCGTGTAAAAACCTCGTGTGTATGTCTATTTGTGAAACTGAAACAGTCCATGAGGATTACGGTAAATTATTTCAATTGTTCGATAAAGTTGCTGTTGCGAGTGAATTTTGTAAAAAGGTTTTTTCGAGACAATTTCCAGATACAGAATTCTTTGTTATTCACGCGAATGTTACAATTCGTCCTCTTCCTTCTATTGATAAAACAAACAAACCATATATTTTCTATCACATTGGGAACATTATAGATGATCGCAAACAATTTAAAAAGATTGTGGAAGCATTCGTTCGTCTGGGAAAACCTGATACACACCTATTGGTGAAAGCAACGTGTAATGTTCCCGTTGAATGGAAAATTCCTAACATGACAATCATAAATGGTTTGCTCCCTGATGAAGAAATAGATAAGTTCCACGCAGAAGGTGATTGTTATGTTTCTTTTAGTCATTCTGAAGGCATTGGTATGGGTGCGGTTGAAGCGGCTTTACACAACAAACCAGTCATCATAAGTGAATATGGTGGCGCTATAGAATACATTAAAACACCGTATACCATTCCGTGTGGTCGTTCAACTGTCCCTAGAGATGATTTCTTATTCAAAAAGGGAATGGAATGGGGTGATCCTGATTTCAATAAACTTTTAGAATTCATGGGAGATGCGTATGAGAAACGATTGCGTTATATGGAACATGACCATACAAAGGAATTGTTGAAACGAGAAAATTTATTGGAAGAATTTAAAAGAGCTTTTCACCCTTGAGAAGTTCATCTGTTATGTAGTTTGTCGCGAGAATAATAGCCCCAATTAAAATTGTTCCCGTCATCATGTATTGTCTTTGGACGATAGACATTTTGACGAGATCATCTAGGGGTTTTACGTTTGTTGGTTTTTTTATAATTTCAGGTGCGCTGTATGTAATCACTATGAATAGGAACATCGCCACAATGGCTGGAGTAAGAGAAACCATCTATTTAATATTAACAAAGATTATGTTTTTTACAGAATTTTCCACAAGACGCCCTAAAAGTACATTTTTTACCAGACTTTGTATTCGCTTGACACAAACCTGAAGAAGAAGAGGAAGAATTCTCAACCATTATGGGGACAGGTTTTGTATTATCAATCACTTGAATACATCTGTTTTTTTTTATATCTTCGTGCTTTTTATACCCCTCCCTTAACTTTTGAACGATTGGATTTTCCCAAACATCCACATCCGGATTTTTGTGAGACGATATCAACTTCTTCTTGTATGGTTGGGGGTGGGGGCGAGACACTGACACTTCCCACCGACGAGGTTCGAGAAAAAACTTGCTTGCATCCGTCATCTTGAGATGTGCTGATTGATGAATCACCAAATAAACTTCTACTTAGGTGTTTGAAAATCATTAAAATTAAAATTATTTGCATCATTATCATTTATTTTATTTATATAATATTTTAATTATACATTTCCCGCTATGGCTGATAAATACAAATCTATTTCCCCTTGGAGTGCTGGTATTTTCTGAACAACCTTTTTAGTGACTGTCCGCTGAACACTGACTATGTGTTCTACAAACAATTTAACATCTATGTTAGTCACCCTGTTAATATCCCTGTATGAGGCCATGTCTAAAAGGGCTTCGAGATATGCCATTGAATAATTTGCGTGCATAATGGCGAGCATTGGCGAATCATCCTGTTGTGCCATAGTTGCATATTTTGCTGTCTTCTTGACAAGTTTTTCAATGACAGAGGGACCTGTTCGATTCATACTCTTTGAAATTAAAAGTATGAGAACAAGAACGATGACAATCTGAAAGAACATATTATCTGTTATAAAGAAATAATTTTTTTATAACATATGGTCTACAGATGGAGAAACAAATGCTACCAATGTGGTCGTCCAATTTCAATTTATTTTGATATGCACGAATATCACAACGAAGAAGAGGTCATAGATAAATTCATTGCGTTTAAAAGAATTATTCCGTTTAGTTTATATCACAACTGTCCTTATTATAAATTTTATGGACTAAAAATATATAGGGTATGTTATTCATGTTTTGAAAATAAACTTATGTACTGTCCTAGAATACAAATGTTACGGGAAATAGGACAACGAGTAAAGTTTATGAAAAAATCCTATACAAAAACAGAAGAAGAAATTGAAAATTGGAATAGATTATTTAGCCGATATTTAAAGAATAGCGTATAATAGATTGTAATGATTACTCAGTCTCAACAACTACTTTTAAATTCTTTATATGAGTTCTATAGCGACGAAATACACTCAGAGAAACTCTTAGATGTTATCAACCATAGAAAGGGTGTCTCTTTAAGAAACATTGAATGGTTCATAACGAACTATGCAAAATCGAATCAAATTATATATAAAACAAAAAATGGAAAGGACTTCCCAGTTCATATAAAATACAAGGCGTCTTTAGATGGATATAGTAAGCGTGCGTTCGATCCCTTTTGTCGTACAGAACGCATTCAATTTAATCTTCCAGGGGACATCGAAATATCTACGACGGTGAGTCAACTCAATTTTTTACGTTGGTGTATTTCTAATGACATTATTCATTACATCGAAAATAATAAACATATTCTTAAGAAGTAAGCCAAATAGGTGGCTTTGGTGTTGGTATTCTACTGATAGCATTTTCCATACACGCGGGGCAATCATCCTTAAATAATGGCGGAAACGAATGATTATGTGTCACACTTGAAACAATCTGTATAGGTTCCACAGATTTTTTCTGGTGTAAATGCGTTAAACAGTAGCCATCTGTTTTGGCATTCCGAGAACATCTTTTTCCCGATTTTAGAAGACCTTTACACACAGTGTCCCCTTCTCCATTCCTGGGAATATCTCGAAGTAAAAGTCTCAAAGGAATACCGTGAACTGTTGATATTTTTTCAGCAAAGTTTGTCAGACGAGACATCATTCTGCGTTCTACTTCATCATTTATAAGTTTTTCAACTTCATTAATCAAACTCATGATGATGATGATGACTTACTATTACTTAGTTCCCATTTTTTAAATATGTCTAAAACACTCGGTTGGTTTTTATCGGGCACTAACATCTTTTTACCTCGGCGTATTTTTTTCACAATCAAATCACCAAAAATTTCATCTTTGGGATTTTCAACCAAAGGTTCTAATAAATCACATATAGGATTCAAAAACTTATTTTGGAAATAATAATTGTAATCAATTGGTAAATTATTTTCCTGAACCCACAAAGGATCTTCAGCCTTTTCGTACGCTTTGGCGCGTGGATTCCCAGTATCAACTAAAATATAAGGCACTCTATCACCAGATTGAGGTTCAGAACCGGGTTGTCTCTCACGCATCTTATTGCGAACAGACACGTGGGGTAAATTTTCACTTTTGTAATTATCACCCAACTGTTGTGATAATAATAATTTTTTATAAGGAACAGATCCGTCAATCAATTCGACTGCCCTCTGGTGTGCTAAATTTTTTGCGGGTTCTGGATCATCACTTGATAAAACAACATCCAACAATTCTTTACACACTTCTCTCACATACGGTGTATTATCTCTTCTTACCAATTGTAATCCTTTAACATCTATGTAATTCATGTGCATCTTCTCATCTTTTCCCTTTGTCCATAATTTTGCGGCATATCTCTTTTTGCTATACAAAAAATAAGGACAATACACTTTCTCAAGTTCTAAATTATTGGGGGATTTGAAAAGTTTTGTACACTCCGAAGCCGCACGCTCACCTAATTCCCAACTGTACGCGATCGCGTCTTCACCTGTTCTGTCACCAACATCGAATTCAACCATTACGGAATCTGTGTTATGCACAATCAATTCTCCGGGACCGACGTGGAAATGGTGTGATTGAGTGGTTAAATCATATACATATTGTTCCGTTTCACCCAAATATTCAATCTTTTTAATCGCATGAGGTTCTCTGTGAGTTCCAAATTCAAGACAATAATTATCTTCATTTTGATACATGCGAACGATATGTTTAGCCCTTTTACATATAAAATACATTTGAGCACATTTCAATTTATTGGAAAACTCAAAATATAAACTGTGTTTGAAAAATCCATTAATAAAATGATACAAATATTCTCGTGGTGCGTTCAATATACATCTGGGAATGACATCTATATTTCCCTTCGCAAAGTATTCACCTATTAAGGAAACTGTATATGTATCAAGCCCTGGTTCTGATGGGTTAGTTATAGCATTTTTAGAATGACCGTGAAGAAGTTTTGAACCCAAGGATACTTCCCCAGGTTTTACCATTTCTGAATCTTCATTTAATAAACTATGATCTTCAGTCACATCCACTAAACCCTCACCAGTTGTAATTCTATACATTTTCTTTGTTGTCTTGTGGCGAATGATTTGTTTGATTGGAGTGAAACCATTTTCAGTCCAAACCTCAATGTTAAAAATAGGTTGAAATTCCTTTTCACCATTCGTTTTATATTCTTTCACCAAGTTGTCAATGCGTACAATATCACAAGATTCCCTATTTTCTCTAATCAAAATAGGTGTATCACCCGTGACGGAATCGCCATATCTAACTTTTGAACCAGGGAAATTCTTTTCGACATAATTTTTTGTGGCATCAATCATACTACGACCAATCATAGTCACAGATGAGGCAATGGGAACACAAGGTAAAATACCCTT